TTTGAGTCCCAATTCGGGACAGAAATAGAATTATTAGAGAAAGTGAGAAGTTTATTATGATAGTTTTTCGTAAGAAAGTAGACGCATGGGTAGTAACAGCTAGGGATTCAGATTGCCAAATAATTCACATAGGCGATTACAAAACACAAGAAGAAGCCAAGGCAGCAGAACAATCATTCAAAGAAAAAAGACTAGCAGAGTCATACGCAAAACAAGCAGCAAAACTAGACAGACTAGCAAAAGAGATGGTTGCTAGATATAACGTCTACCTAGAGTTTTGTGTACTGCCTAAGACTTTAACGGACATGAAGCAACATTTAGATGCTGATAAGAATACTGCGTCTAATACAATTAAAAGTTTAATGGCTCGTGGTTATTTAAAAAGCATTGTCATTAGCGATACTAGTTCACGCAAGTATTATAGCTTTGTCACAATCAAGCTAATGAGTTACGAAGAAGCATTGGAGTACGTTTCACCAAGAAAATACAAAACTAAGGCTAATGAAAATGAACCTACAATACCTGGTGCTAGGGTAATTAACTTTGATGACAACAAATTGACTAAGCTATACATGACGCAACGTGCTATAGATAGGGCTAACATGAAGTCACCTAAGAACTACACAAGCGGTGCAACTATGTCAGGAGTGGATTGGTAATGAGAGTTACTAGCGATGGTTCAAGCGCAAGCTACTACGAGTTGCCTAATAATGCTAGCGAGTTACAAGATTTGATTAGCGCAAAGAATATGAACGCACAGATTGGTGAGATATTTCGTGAGTGCTACCGGTATGGTCAAGCATCACATTGTGACGAGATAAGGGGAATTAAAAAGATATTGTTTTATGCTAATGCAGAACTTAAAAGATTAAACAATCAAGAATAATAAGAAATCCCCCAAGCCGACCTTTCGGTATTCTACGGATGGGGGACAGTAACATACGCTACCTCTTGGGTCAGACCCATAGGTATTATAACTTATTTGTTCATTACGTACATTGTAACTTCAAAGCCAAAACGCATTTCACTTACTGATGGTGATGTCCACATGATAAATCTCCTGATATGTTTAAATTATCTCGTTTTCTATACACGTCATTGTGTATATGTATAGATTATGGACTTTTTTAGACATGACACTATAGAGAAAAGCATTAAATGTGATACATTGACGCAAAGTAAAGGATATGATATAGTCACGTAAAGATTTATAGTAGTGCAATTTTTGCATTACTTTTTTATTCCAGCGACAGTACATCGCTAGAAAGCAATCATTGCCCCTCAGACGTGATAGGGTAGACTCCGAGGTAGTCTAGTTGCGAGAACCTCCTACTTTTTAAGGGAATAACTATGGCAAGAGGTTTGTTAGACACAAAGACTACTATTGGCACAGCCAAAGAGATTGCTGACAACACCAAGAATGCCATTGATAACTATTCTCTAGGAGCTATGAACCCAAGTTTGCCTAATACCGAGTACTGGGCAAAGATGGCTAAGATGTTCCGAATCACACCAGCAGAAGTCAAGCGTCAACGATGCGGTAACTGCGCCTACTACGACAACACTCCTGAGAAGTTTGAGGCTATGGAAGCCATCCCACTAAACAAGTACGACCTGTATGATGGTCAAGCTCAACGTGGCTGGTGTCATAAGCTAGATTTGATTTGCCATAACTCCCGTCTATGCTCTGTATGGGAACGTAAAGACTTTGAAACTGAGGATTAATTATGCGATTAGATAAAGCAGCCGAAAAGATTGGTAAGGTTATGGGCGAGTATAAAGACAAAGAGCTTCACTCCGGCAAGGGTGGCAAGGTGGTTAAGTCACGTAAGCAAGCAATTGCCATCGCACTATCTGAGGCTAGTAAAGCCAAAGGTAAGTAATGAATGACCATTGGTTTATTATCCTGTTAGCTGTAATCGCTAACATTACACTCGTTATTAACGCAATACATCATTGGTAACTTATGGCTGGACTACTAGACAACAATATATTTAGCAATATGTCTGCTTGGGAAAAAGCTAAGACATTAGTTTCAGGTCACGGTGGTGCGCTATTGAACTCAATTATGCATCCTCAAGAGGCTTGGGCGCATGATGGTTATCCAGACGAATTAAGTCAATCACTAGTAAGTAAAAATCCAGAAGTTGGTTTCAAACGATATGATAGGACACCATTAGATGTGGCAATTAATTACGGTGGTGGTTATCAGTATGCAACTTCACCTAATGTATCGTATGATGAAGCTGAAAATAGAGCGAAAGCATATCAACTTAGAAGTTATCTATACGATGGAATGCTAGGCAACAAAGACCGCCAAGTAGATGCTGTAAGAGATTACGAAGAAAACCTAGCTGGCATTAAGCAAGCTATAGCGGATAAGAAAGTAAACTCAGTAATGAACGAAGACAAGATTCGCCAGATGTCAGCCAAGTACGGTAAACAGAAAGCAACAGTAAGACCGCAATACTAATTTTAACAACAGGGTGACCAACCTACTAGGAGTCACAACAAAATGACAGACGAAAAAGCAGCACAATTAGAAGCAGCCAGAGTTAAGGCAGCAGAAGCGAATAAGAACAATTCTCATTCAAGTAAAATCAATAGGTTGATGAACGATACTCTGAGAAGGGTATTAATACAAGATGAGGCATTAAGAGCTAGAACTATCACAGAAGCTCTAGTGACTAAAGCAGAAGAAGGTGACGTATCAGCCATTAAAGAAGTCTTTGACAGAATGGATGGCAAGGTAGTCCAAGAGAACAAGATAAGCGGTGATGCTGATGCACCATTGCTGATACAAGTGGTAACGGGTATAGATGACAACTACTAACCCAATTGACTTAGGCTACAAGCCTCGGTTACCACAGAAAGAGATACACAAGGCAGTAAGAGAGAATCGTTTTGTTGTGGCAGTAGCGCATCGTAGGATGGGTAAAACTGTTTCTGCGATTGTACAATTGATACATTCTGCATTACAGAACACACAAAAGAATCCAAGGTATTCTTATATTGCACCAACGTATTCACAAGCCAAGAGGGTCGCATGGGATTACCTAGTAGAATATACTCGCTCACTTGGTGGTACTGCAAACATCGCAGAGCTACGAGTGGACTTCCTAGGGAGAAGGATAAGCCTGTACGGAAGTGAAAATGGGGATAGTTTAAGGGGTCAATACTTTGATGGTGTTGTACTAGACGAGGTCGGTGACCAAGACCCAAAGATTTGGAATGAGATTGTAAGACCGGCACTAGCAGACAGAAAAGGCTTCTGTTTGTTTATTGGTACTCCTAAAGGCAACAACCACTTTAGAGAGTTCAAAGAACGTGCAATGGTTACAGAAGGCTGGAAGTTCTTAGAGTTTAAGGCTAGTGATACTGGCATACTAGACCCACAAGAGTTGGCTAGTGCTAAGAACGAGATGGGCGAGGACAAGTACAAGCAAGAGTTTGAGTGTAGCTTTGACGCACCAGTAGAAGGTGCTTACTATGGGTCACTATTACATGAAGCCGATAACGAGAAGCGTGTTACTAAGATTCCTAAAGACGAACTGGCAAAGATTGTTTGTAGCTGGGATTTGGGTGTCAGCGACTCTACGTGTATTTGGGTAGCGCAGATAGTTGGTAAAGAAATACAGCTAATAGATTGCACAGAGAACCACGGAGTCGGACTAGATTATTACGTGAGCTGGTTACGTGATAATGGTTACGACAAGGGTCAGCAGATTCTTCCGCACGATGTAAGAGTCAGAGAGATGACAACAGGTCGCAGCCGGTTAGAAGTCTTAATGGAAGCTGGACTAGATGTTACTGTAGCACCAAGCCTATCTATAGCGGATGGCATTCAAGCAGTCAGACGTATGCTGCCACGATGCTGGTTTGATATGGAACGCACAAAGAATGGTCTAGTAGCATTGCGTAACTATAGACGTGAGTTTAACGAGAAACAAAACGTGTTTTATGATAAGCCAGTTCACGACTGGTCATCACACTTTGCAGACTCGTTTAGGTATTTAGCAATAGGATTAGTAGAAGTAGATACAACGTGGTCTAAACCATTACAACAAAATAAGGCATGGGTCGTATAATGATGAACCAAGAAGAATTAAAGGCACTATGTGCTGACGAAATCAACAACGCTATTGGCTACTTAGAGTCCGATACCGTACAAGAACGTGCTGATGCCATGAACTACTACTTCCGTGACAAATACGGAACTGAGGTAGAAGGTCGCAGCCAAGTAGTTACCGGTGAGGTAGCTGAAGCCGTAGATGGTGCATTGCCACAACTGATTCGTGTATTCACATCATGCGAGGATGCAGTTCGCTTTGAGCCTACTAAAGATGGTGAAGAAGAACTCGCTGACCAAGCTAGTGACATGGCGAACTGGGTGTTCTATAAAGATAACGATGGTTTCCTAATCCTACACAACTGGTTCAAGGATGCATTGCTACAAAAGGTCGGTGTTGTCAAAGCCTACTGGGAAGAAAAGAAAGACACCATCAAAGAGAAGTACAAAGGCTTAACCGATGACGAGTTAGCCATGATTATGCAGACTGGAGAGTGGGAAATCACCAAGCAAGTGACTGACATTGTTATTGGCATGGATGGTTTACCTTACAACACACACAACGTAACGATAGAGCGCATCCAAGATGACAGCCGTATCGCTGTTGAGAATGTACCACCAGAAGAGTTCCTAATTAGCAAACGTGCTAAGACCATTCAAGACTCACCATTCACAGCTCACCGTAGAATGATTGCTCGTGGTGACTTGATTGCTATGGGTTACGAGAAGTCTATCGTTGATACTATCCCAGCCGGTGACCGCTT